TGTTTTGATGGCTTAGGAGCCGCTAGTTCTTGCAGTTTCATTATGGAATCCTCTAATCTGTAGATATTTAGCCGAATTTATACATTTTTCCAATTCGGCTGTCACCGATGCCAGCATATCTATCTTGGGTTGCATCTTGGTATTTACTATTTCGTAAAACGATTCATGGCCGCTGACTTCGGCTGTTTTTCGGCTGCAAAAGATGTCAGTTTTGAGCACCTGTTGCCTACGATCCAGTATCATTATGTTGTTGGACAAGTTGTATCGTTGAAATTTATCTGCCACGCACCAGCTGAGTGCAATGCGTTTGGCAGAAAAACAATGTATAGCACTGTGCCAGTCACTGACCAGGAATCCGTCGGCGGTTTGAGTTATATCGTACTTGCCAAACACAAAGTAGTTGGCACCGTCGTCATCACTCACAATAGTGTTGGCAGAACTTTTTTTTAATTCTTTTGTTAGCAAAAGCTCAAACTTTTGTTCATTCATCATAGAGTTTTAACATAGTGTGTGGCCAACCAGCCCACAGTGGCCACTAGCACACCAATTATACCTATGCCCCAATTGACGATTTGATCGTTGCGCTTGGTTGCCATGGCTTCCATCATGACTCTTAGATCTCCCATGACTTTGTGCAGGCCCACCAGCCGCTCTTCCAGCGTGTCCAGCTTGGTCTCCAGCAGTCTATAACGTTCTGCACACAGTTCCACGTGAGCCTCGAGGCTTTTTTTCTCAATGTCAGTTGTATCTACCATGATCGCTCCAATGACGTATTTAGTGGCAGGAACCAGATATTCTGATCTGAGCCCACAGTGGTAATGGTAGATTTCAGTTCAGGTTGTTCGGTAAGATTGGTCATCATGGGCACATCTTCACAACCCTGTACCAGTCCTGCTAGTGGATCTGAGTGACCATCTATGGCATATACCGAAGGAGATTCCACGCGGAATTCAAATTCCCAAGCACCGGTACGATACACAGGTGTGGTAATATCCAGTGGTTGTGTCCGCAAGCCTATGATCTGCAACAGGGTTTCCCAGTTGCGTTGTTGATTACGACTGTGATGCCATTCTGACTGATTGGTTATTTTTTGCCCTATGCGGTCTTCAAACGGGATTTCGGCTGGTCTAAAATGGCCAGTGGTACCTGTATAACTGCAATCAAAAAGTGTGCGACATTGTATTCTCATTAGATAGATATTTAAGGCCAAAAAGAAACCCCGGATTTTTTACCTCCGGGGTTGCGGCTATCACTGACCCGGATTACAGGCTAGTGAAGCTGGCTGTGTTGCTCACGTTGGCAGTTGGGATACCAATGTTCAAGCCGCCAGTTGCGTTGGCCACTTGAGCAGCAGCAACCAGGGTAGCTGTGGTGTAAGCACCGTTTGGATAGATTGCCAAGCTGATTGTACCAGCTGTAGCGCCAGCTTGATAAATTGCAATAGTACCAGTTTGTTGAATAGATTGCAACACATTGTTCAAATAACCATTGACGTTACCGGCATTGGTCAGTGCAGCGTTGGCTGTCAATGTGAAAAAGTCTAGTTTAGGACCTTGGATCTGAACTGGACCTTGAGCAGCTACGTTGGCTGTTCCTGCGATGGAACCGTTTGCCACGTCCAGTGCAAATACTGGTTGTGTAGTTCCGTTTGTTTTTGTAAATACTGCCATGATAAATTTCCTTTAAGTTAGTGGGTTGTTGCCCTACTTTTATTTATACAATCGGCAAAAATCACTGGGGTTGAGGATTGTTTTGGGCACGATTTTGAGCAGCAAATGCAGTGGGATCAAACCTACTGACCAGCTTGCTGTAGCCTGCAGGAGTGGCCATTACCCAGCCTTCGCCTCCGGGGTTGGCAGTATCGGCTTGAGTTTTTAAATGCATTTTCAAAGCATGCAACAATTCAAATGCTTCGAATGACTTTGCCAATGCCTGTGCATTGCTGGTAGGACTGTTGAGATACTCTACTATGTTGGCGTACTTGCGTGGGCCAGCTTTTTGTAATAACCAAGGACCAAACTCCGACAATAACTGTTGTGCAGATTGCAGCGGAGAGCCTACTTTGGTATTGATAAAATCCACTGCTAACTGGAACAAATTAGTGATCTGTTGGGCCCGCAATTCAGCAGGATTAAACAGTGTTTGCATAGCAGCACCTTGAGTGCGTATGATCTCTTTGAGTTTTTTTTCTATATTGGTCTCAGTTTCTAATGTTTTAGGAGTGGCAGGTTTTTCTAGCAACAATCCCGGAACTGGTGTAAATGTTACGCCACTGAGTGGTTGTCGCGGTTCGCCTCGATCTGCATACATTGAATGCATGGCAATGCCTATTTGTGCAGGCGGTACACCAGTTTCGAGATTGCCAGTGATGCGTTGTCCCATTGCGCTCCGGACTGGTATACGATACTCAATGGTGTTGGGCTTGAACACATAATTGCCAGCAATCACAGGTGGTGTTTGCATGAACAACAGATCACCTTTGACATAGCCACGAAAGTTTGGTGGCAATGACGCTTCCAGTACTGGAAACAATGTAGCATAATCCTGTATAAGATTGTCTCTGCTGCCGCCTCTATTATTTTGTATATTGGCCATCATCTGCGGACTGGTGGCCATGCCGTCATAGCCTTTGGCATCAAATCCAGACCCGTCAGTGAGTACAAATTCTCCAGTGTCGGGCTTGCGGCCAAATATCAACGCAGGTTTTCCGTCCCACTTGGCAGTGGTGGTCTGTTGCGGTGCTTGGGTGGCATGTTTGACTATGTCCAAGGCTTTCTGTATGCCTGGTGCGCCTTGGCGAAATACATAATCTTCAAGATGCTCTATACCTTTGGCACGGCCGCCAACTCCAGCTTCTGCAGCTTCAATCACTGGGCGTTGATGTTCAACCAGTGCTACATATCCACGATTCACAATACGATCTCGTAATCTAGCTAGGAAATATGCATCACTTTCTTTTACTGTTTGGTCTGGCTCTTGCAAGCCTTCGCCGGCTAGATAACCACGGAAGTCTTGAAGTTTGGCATCACGGCTGGGATCTTTGGCCAATGCAGCATAGATTGATTCCACATTCTTTAGATTGGCACGAGTGGCACCACGCCCCAATAACACACTGGCCACATAGTCAGGATCCATGCCGCCTTGTACCAGTTGATTTGTGGCTCGAGAGAACATGCCATTGGCACCTACTCGGAGTCCCAGTTGCTTGGCTATACTGCTCATCAACACATTGCGGTTCATACCTTTGTAAGCTGAGTCTGTGCCGCCGCCATAAAAGAACTGTCCCCAATCCAAGTTAGGAAAGAACATAAAGTCAGTTTGTACAAAGCCACGATTGGCGTCACCGGCGATGGGGGTTTTTAAATGTACTTCCCCACCTTTCTTGACCCATTCTCTAGGATCTAGTGCTTGACTTTGCACAAACTGTGAAAGGATACCAGCCAGTTGTTCTTTTGAAACTTCATTGAGATCCACTGCAAGATCCAGATCTCCCGATGAGGGGGCTTTACCGGTTGACCCAAGCCAGCGTGTGGGGATGCCATCTTCTCCTACTTCGCTGGTGAAATCCAGGCCAGTAACTTGTTCTATCCATTGAACAGTGGCAGGTACATCCTGACGGTTAATACGCTGTGTGAGTGGCTCGCCTCGGGGCCCTTTGAATACATTTCCGCCTTCTAATAGATATCTCATGGTGCTGTGCCTGCTTGCTGTTTGGGGTGGGTTTGCATCAAAACTCCTGCTTCGTATGCAGCCTGTGCAATTGTTCGAAATTCGGCTAATTCTTGAGTGTCAACTTTTTCCACATCAAGATTACCCAATTGGCGTATACCTGCATACAATCGATTCATTATAGCATCAGCTTGATTGATATACACTGGTGTATAGGCGCCATTGTCATCCGCTTGAGATACCATTTGACTTAGATTTGTAAAATCCATGCCGCCGAGGAATTGACTCTGTGCCACTATTGAGTTCAATGCTTTTTTCAATCCGGTTTTGGATTGTGTACTGAGCTTTTCGGTGTCAGTGACTGCATCTGCTGCCAGGGCCTGAGACACCTGACGAGACCATTGACGTTGCATGTTTTGTGCAGCCCGACTGACCATCAACGGTATGTTTGCCGCAGCATCTTCATTGACGCGAGACTTTCTAGTCAGTTCATGAATTTGCATCTGTTTTCCTTACTGATCGAGAAAATTTACCAGCGTTTTTTGTTCGTATGGCATTGAGGAATTTTCTAGTGAGGTTTTCTGCTGTTTCAGCATCAAATTCTGATTCAATCTGCTCC